TACAGTTATTAGACTATGTAAAATCTACACAACAAAGCTGGGTATTAAATGGTACTAATAAAGATTTATGTACCCAACCTTGGCTAAATCATAATGTAAGCAATACCATCAATGTTAAGCCAGACGAATGGAACGAGGTAGAAAAATATATCTATAAGAACAGAAAGTACTTTTGTGGTATTTCTCTTTTGCCAATTTCTGGCGACAAGGATTTTCCACAAGCGCCATTCACTACGGTCTACTTGCCAAGCGAACAGGTGGCCCACTACGGAGACGCTTCACTGTTTGTTAGCGGCTTAATTGAAGTTGCCCTAACTTTGTGGGAGGACAATCTTTGGGCGGCATGTGACAGCCTTCTAGGATTTGGCGAGAAGATTAAAGGTAATGGCAAAAAAGAGTGGAAAGAGCGATGCGAAAAGTTCGCAGGAAAATATTTTAATGGAGATTTAAAACAGCTAACTTACTGCATGAAAGATGTGTATAATTGGAAAGAGTGGGTGGATCTAAATAGAGAATACCAAGATGTAGATTTTACTAAAGTTATTGAAGAAACTAACAATGTAAATCCAGTTCAAGAAATAGCTTGCGCTGGAGGAAAGTGCGATATTATTTAGGGAGAATAAGATGGAAGAACATCCAGACCACAAAGCGAGAGAAGAAATGCATAAAAGTGTAATATCGTGGAATAGTTCGTATCAAATCATTCCTGAAGCTATTACGTCTTTACCGTCAAATATAAAGCCGTATGCTGGGCCACGGTTAAGAGTTAAAAAACTAGACCCGGAAGCGATCATTCCAACAAAAGCGAATAGAACAGATGCGGGATATGATCTCTATGCTCTAAAAGATGTAGAAATTCCAGCAATTAATCATAAGTTAATTAAGACTGGTATTTCTATGGCTATCCCCGAAGGATACGTTGGGCTTATTTGGCCCCGGTCTGGACTAGCCTACAAGAACGGTCTGGATGTTTTTGCAGGAGTGATTGATTCTGGTTACAGGGGTGACGTGGGAGTAATACTATATAATTCAAGAGTAACTAGTCACTATCAAGTTAAAAAGGGCGACAGGATAGCGCAAATTTTATTTCAAAAAGTAAAAAGTTTTGACTTAGTAGAAGTTGATAACTTAGATGATAGCGCCAGAGGTCGGGGCGGATTCGGAAGCACAGGGAGCTAAAATGACAGCCTCGTTTTTTACAAAGCCAAATGATAGAATAGCATACTATTGTCAAGCGGTATATATCTACCAAAAGAATGAACTGATACCAAATCAGTCTAATGAAGACTACGATCCTATAGTGATAGAAAATCCGATTGCAGGAACTACGGGTATAAAATTTCTTCACGGTGTTCAATCTATAGGCTTATCAAACAATCATTTGACAACCTCTCTTTATGATGAAGGTAGGCAGCAGCAACAGCTAATTAGATATGGTCAAAATGAATTTGAAATCGTTATAGAGAGAGTTTTAGACTTTGATAACAATATGTTCTATTTTGTTAAGAATAGCGATTACACGACAGACTATCAAAAATCTCATCTTCTTAGACCCTACAATTTTGGATCTAAGGGTAGTCCAGACCCAGACCATAATAACAACTGTTTAAGAAACTTCGATATAACTATTTTGTATTCTCCAGACAGATTTAGTAAATTAGGCGGAGCTGTAGATCGACCATCAGAGGGAACGCTTTACTATGCTGGTAATGCATCGGATGATATCGAGCCGCATTACGATGGAGATAGACCAACTGGCGCTGATCCAGAAGATCATAAGCTAGAATATTATGTAGGCGCAAGCAAGCCTGCTGGACCATCCGATAACACTGACGACACTAATGTTCTTTCGATAACCTACAGAAATTGCGTTATATCCAGCATCAGTTATGATATAGGGTTGGATGGAGCAGTAAGAGAAACAACAACTCTTAGCTCAAAGATATTAGTCCATAACGATCAGCGTAATGATATTAATGACTATCCTCCACCTAAAACATTTTTTGCAACAAGAGATGATGGGTCGGGAAATACAGAAACAAGATATGCTATTACTGATGTAGACGGAAACGTAACCGGCTTCCAGTGGTCATCAACAGTTCCTGCGAACAGCATACCTGTAAAAAGCGATGGAAGTGAATCTATTACCGTAAAAGGTTATCATTTTGACTTTCTTTTTGATAATGGTTATAGTTTGTTGCCGTTAGAAGTTAGAAATTTATTTGATCACTCGGAAGTAAATCCCGCAATAGCTTCATCTATAGATAATAAATACTTAGACAGAAATAAAGAATTAGCACTTACTTCTATAAGCATAGAATTAAATTTTGAGTATACGGAACTGACAGATGTTGGACAGTGGGCCGGTTCCGTTATCGGCAAAGAACACCTTGTGAATAATCAAAGGTATTTAAATCTACCTGTAGATATTACTTGTAGTTTTACTGGACGACTAAGACAGGGTATGCCATATGCAAACTTTTTATCTGATGCGCAGAATTATTTAAATAATCAAGATAATATTTATTCAGAAGCTTTGGGCGATAAAACCCCAAATCAAATGCGGACCGATAGAGAAATCATGCTGGTGGCTAAATCCCAAGATTTAAATTCGGGAGACAGTGTGACGGAAAGGTTTTTTGCTTGGGACTTAGGAAAAAGAAATTATCTGTCAGACATATCTTATTCTGGCGGCGATACATCTGGATCAGACATAGAGGCTACTTTAATTTACAAAAACAACTTTAATGATGCAATACTAGTAAAAGGAGATGTTGGAACGGACGGACCTCGCAATATTTCAACTCCAACGGAGATCTATTAAATATGTAGATTCTCTATCACTTCTTTATCAAAGGTTATCCATGAAAAAGAAATCTTCAAATCAGAACAGATCTAAAAAAAATCAGCCTGAAAAAGTGAAGATAGTACAAGGGAAAACAGATAATCAGTCAAACTATATCAGATCAATCATAGAAAACGATATAATATTTTGCACAGGACCTAGCGGCTGTGGCAAATCTTTTATTGCTTCTGGAATAGCCGCTCAAAAACTTCATAGCGAGCAAACAGATAATATCATTGTCACTAGACCTCTGGTATGCTCTGGTAAAGAAATAGGCTCTCTCCCCGGAGAGTTAAACGAAAAAATATCTCCTTACCTACTACCCATGAAAGAAAACCTTAAACATTTCTTGGGTCGTGCTTATTATGGTCAGTACGAAAATGAGAAAAGAATTAAGTATCTACCTTTAGAAGTTATGAGGGGTAGCACGTTTAATGATTCATATATGATTTTAGATGAGGCTCAAAACTGTAGTCTGGATCAGATTAAAATGTTCATAACAAGAATGGGAGAAAATTCAAAAGTTCTTATAAATGGAGATATCAATCAAACAGATATACGGAGCAGGAGCGGACTTCAAGAATGTATAAATAAATTAAGAGATGTAGAGGGTGTCGCTATATGCGAGTTAGACCGAAGTGATATACAGAGAAACGGAATATTAGGAAGAATATTAAATGCTCTAGAAAATTAGTGCATATTTAGACAATGCTAGATATAATAGAGGGCGGTAAACTACCGCCTTCTTTACTTATATGGAGGAAACGATGCCGACTTACGATTTTGAATGTGAACCATGCGCTTATTATACTGAAATTTTTCAGGATATTCATGCGCCAGATACTCATCAATGTCCACACTGCGATCAACAAACACTGAAAAAGGTATTTATTAATAGCCCTATGGTGTCGATTAGAGGAGAACCAAAAACGATTGGTCATTTAGCAGATAGAAATACTCAGAAAATGGGTAAGTATGAAAAGCAAGATAGAGATAAAGAGGCCAACGTAGAATTACACAAGAAAAACAAACAGGTCTCTGCTCAAAGAAATAGAATAAATAAGATGACGCCGCAACAAAGAATCAAATGGATAAAAGGTGGTGACTAATGGAGGTATTGACAACAAGAAAAGACGATAATATAGTAAGGGCCAACTGTCCACATCATGCTACAGTTACTATGAAGATAGACGTAAGAAGAATGTTAGATAGCGGATATCTTGACAGCATGGTTTTGGGGAATGACGCTTTAAGCAAGTATGGCATCAGTAATAAATTGCAAATATGTGTTTCTGGTGTTACCGAGTCCGACTGTATAAAAAATTTAATCAAAATGTTGGAGAAAATGAATGACGAAGAGCGATAAAGAATTTTTCATCTCTAGGATGAACAAAGATGTAGAAATTCACGAAGAAAAAATAGTAAGAAGTTTTTACGATAAAAACGGTCGAATCACTTCAGACTCAACAAAGTCAATAGCTAAGATGTCTTATGATGAAAAAAGAGGAGAGGGAACAGCCTTTTACTATATCAGAATGTATAGGGGGGAACTTATAGATCCTCATTCTATTGATAAGAATATTTCAACTCTTAATAAGGCAGCATTTACAGAAAAAAAAGTAAGCAAGGATTGCTTTGAAGGCTACATCAAATATTTAAAAACTAAAAACAGATTGTATTTTACTAGGTCTAGAAGATTATCAATGGAGAATTAAATGAAGAAGGGTCCACTTTCAAATAAAGAAAAAGAATTCGTACAAGACAACTATCTAACAATGACCGTAAAAGAGCTTTGCGCAAAAATGGATAGGTCTAAAAATATTGTACAGAAATATGTTTCTGGATTGAGTTTTGAAAAACCAGAAGAGCCTGCGGTTGCAGAACCTGAACCTGTAAAATCTGTCCCTAGTGATGGTGCTGGCAATATGTTCGCGAGAAATAAAGAGAGGGGTGCTACAATTATGACAGAAGCAGCCTCTGCTAGAGGCGACGAGGCCAAAGTCAATCCAAGACCACCAAAACGCTACAGGAATATTATTCACACCATCAAGGAGGATTAATATGATTTGCACTCAGAGAGATCAATATATGAAAAAACTTATTAGGCAAGACCTATGTATAAGCTGGATTATCACTCTGACAAATGGTACGATTGTATACGGCGATTACGAAAGGCCAAATCACGACAACCCTTGGAACCGATTAAAAGATCACTGCAAAGAAAATAAAGCAGATATCAAAAAGATCGAGCTTCATATGCTTGGAACGCCAAAGCTTGTGTTTTTTGAAGACGAAGAGGGTTTAGATGGGGTCATGGTCATGAGGGGTGTCGGCAAAGAGCAATCTATGGCTGGCGACCATTCTCAATCATACCAGACTCTAACTGTAGGACTTTTAAATGATGATTGCTCTGCTATAGATGTTAAAAAATACACTTGGCCAATCAACGAATTTGAAGAGTTTCACCAAAAAAGATCTGTGACAAAACAAAACGTGGAGTATATGATTTTCAAAAATGAATCAGAAAAAATCAAGAATCCAAAAATACAAGAGTTTATCAACCGGGCAGCCGTGTAGTACTGCACAGTATTGCGCTGAACTCGTATGTCTCAGAAAAAGAGAAAGGGAAAATAAAGGCAGTCTTGAATTTAAATTTTGGAATAAGTCTCAAAAAGAACAGTACCAAACAAATATTAGGGTTGCCAATCTTCTCATTAAAAGATATGATGAGAGGTCGTTAGTACGATATTTAAAAACAAACGGCAAAAATATCTACTCGCTAGGGTTTCTGCATAAATCTAAAAAGTTTGTTCTACCACTCGATTTTGTAGAAGAGGGTGTAAAGAAATGTTTTGAAGATTTACAAAAGCAGCCAGAAAAAACAAAGCGGGTAGAGCAAAAGAAACCGCTTGTATTTAAACCTAAGAAGCAAAAGAAGAAGAGTAATACTCTGTTTTCAAAATTAAGGAATATAGATGGCAAAGACAAAAAAGAAGGGTCGTGAATATCTTGATGCCCATATCAAGAAATACGGCAATATTATCAAGACTGGAACAGAAGTACTAAAAGAGAAAAGCGACTATAAAGCTATCTCCATTAGTCCCGCTATTGATATTGCGCTCGGCGGAGGAATCAGAGAGGGGTGCTGGTTAACGCTTACCGGAGACCCCAAAAGCGGAAAGACAACTACAGCTATGCAAATTGCTGCAAATTGTCAAAAGGAAGGAAGGCCGATTATCTATTTGGACGCAGAAGGACGCTTGAAAGATATGAACTTTCAGGTAGAAGAATTTGATCCACAAAAGATTGAGGTTATTGGTCCAGAAGACAAACCACTACCGGCTGAAGATCTTTTAGACATGGCTTATAAACTTATGAGTGATCCAGATTATCATGGAGCAGTATTGATTATCGACTCTATTTCTTCACTTATTCCACAGAAAGAACTAGATGGAGACTTTACTCCCGGACGAGCTGGCCTTCCAAAAATTCTGTCAATCTTTACAAAGAAGATAGGTCAACTTCTACCAAGGCAAAGAGGGCTGGTAATAGCTATCACTCATTATATTGCTAATACGGCTGGATATGGAAAATCAAAACTTTCTGATGGTGGAACCAAGATTCAATACCAAGCAGACACCAGAATGGAGATTGCTGGTGGAGAAAAGGTTTCAGCCGTTAAGCCTTGGGAAGACAGTGCCAAAAACAGAATTGGTCAAGTCGTTAACTGGAAGATTATTTGTTCTTCTATGGGGCCGCCCGGAGGACAGGTGCAAAGCTACATCAGATACGGTCATGGTATTGATAGCGTACAAGAGATTCTTGAGCTTGCAACAGACTTAGGCTTTATAGATAAGGCTGCATCTTGGTTCTCGTGTCCATTCTTTCAGATGGAAAAAGAATTAGCTAAACAAATAAAACCAGATCTCGACATTGATAATGATGAAGCAATTATAAAGGCTTTTAAGTTTCAGGGACAAGACAAGCTTTATAATTTCATCAAACAAAATCCTGAAATCGTAACGACTCTTGAAAGACTAATTAAAGAGGCGTTGTGTTGAAAGTTATAGGTTTAGATGGTTTAGAATATAAATGGTCGCCAAAAACAGGCGGAGGCAAAAGGTCTAAGTTACACCAAAGGGCTAAGGATGTGCTTGACCTTTGCTTTCCGTATGATACAATCTTAGAAGAGGTCTCGCTTCCGGGAACCAAGACGATAAAGAATAAATCTCTACGTGCAGATTTTTACATACCAAATAGACTATTGATGGTAGAAGTTCACGGCGAGCAGCATTTTAAATTTAATGCTTTTCATTATCGGGACAAGCTTGCGTTTTTCAAGGCTAAGGCTAGAGATAGAAATAAGTCTGAATGGTGCAGCATTAATGAAATAAGACTTGTAGAATTTAATTACAACGAGGACGCAGATGAGTGGAGAAGAAAAATTAAATGAGTTTCTGGAGGCTGTTGACGATTGGTTGGGCTGCAAACACTTGGCAAAAGTTGAAGCTCCAGACGATGTATATGAAATACTTAATGCCAGATCAGAAGACATCAATACATGGAGTTATGAAAAGTGTAATACTTCTGCTTATAGACTTTATGCTTATACTGAATATATCGAATCTGAATTAGCTAAAGAAAAAAACATTTTACATTGGTCAGATTCGTCTATATGGTTTATAATAAGTCCTAAGCTAAATCAGTACGGTGGACAATACTCTAAATGGCAAGAGAAGTATTTTGCGGCAGTAGAAGAAAATCCTCTAGCTAAACAAATATTGGTAATTAAAAATCATGCAGAAGCTAGAGTGAGATCATTAGAAGGTAAGAGTAATAGAATTATAAAAATGGCAGAGACTTTAAATAATTTGGCTAGGAGAAAATAATGAACAAAGAAGTATTTGATCAACTATTGAAAAAGATACAGGCCATGAATACAGACGAGAAAGTAAATTTACTTGAAAGGTTATTGGATGGCTTGATGGACTCAGAGCCACCAAAAGCCGAGAAGGTCGCCAAGAAAGAATCAGCGGTGATCCAGAAGCAACAGAAAGACTTTCCCGACTTCTCTATGCGTAGGTCGCAGGCGCAAGAATCGCCTAAAGAAAATATTCCTGTAAATATTTCACCAAAGTTTAACAAATTTGAAGACGAAGGAGAACATAGGGACGATGAAAACCTTACACCAGAAGTAGAGACCACTCCGCGATCTCGTCCTAAGTTCAAGAAGGTTGAACAGAAGTGCTACAAGTGCAACACCACCACTTTAGTTCACCCGAGATTCGTTAGAGACTATTACGTTTGCGACAAATGTTCGAGGAGATAGCATGAAAAACAACCTACAGGATCTTGCTTCTGAAAGGGCTGTTCTTTCTTGCTTGTGTCAGTTCGGCTTGGATGCTTACTTAGAGGTAGACTTTGTTGATGAAAATCACTTCACCGACGAAATAAATCAGCTTATCTTTAGCTGTATTTACAAAACAGTATCGGAGAATATGAAGGTTGAATTATCTTCTATTCTTTCTGCTGCCAATAGCTTAGGCGTTGGAGATATAATAAATACTAAAGAAGAAATATCTTTCATAAGGTCTTTATTTAATTTTCCTATTTCTCAAGAAAACTGTCAAGCTCACGCTTCAAAATTAGCTAAGTTAAAGCTCGCAAGAGATTTCAAGAAAACACTATCCTTATGCGATAAAGATCTAAACTCCGTAACCGGAGAAGAAGATGTGATGGATCTTATTTCTAAGGTCGAATCTCCAATTTTAGATGCAACTTCTGAAGTCTATCAATCTTCTGGCAATAAAACTGAACTTATTGGTGACGAAATTGACGAGTATATGGAGTACTTGTCGGATAACGTTTCTGATTTTGTAGGAATTCCTACCGGGTTCGATAGATACGATGAAGCTATCGGAGGAGGCTTGAGGCGCAAGTGTGTGGATCTTATTGCCGCTAGACCAAAAGTTGGTAAGTCTATGTTTGGTGACGCAGTAGCCATGAATGTGGCGCGTAAAAATATACCGGTTTTAGTTCTAGATACAGAGATGTCTAAAAAAGATCACTGGAACAGGATGCTGGCTTGTCTAAGCGGAGTCGGAACTAAAGAAATTTCTACAGGCAAATTCACAGAAAACGAACTGCAAAAAGAAAAGGTATACAAAGCTGCCGAAGAGCTGAAGAGTATACCTTATCACTACATAAACATTTCTGGACAACCCTTTGATAACATTCTTGGCATCATTAGAAAGTGGCTATATCAGCATGTTGGCTTTGATGAGAACGGAGAAACCAACGACTGTGTAATTATTTATGATTACCTAAAACTGATGGACTCTAGCTCGATTAAATCAAATGTGCAAGAGTATCAGGTTCTTGGTTTTCAAATTACAAAGCTTCACAACTTCATGGTAAAATATGACGTTCCATGTCTTGCATTTGTTCAGCTCAACCGTGACGGTATTACCAAAGAGAGTACAGACGTTATATCTGGTTCAGATAGGCTTGTATGGTTATGTACAAGCTTTTCTATATTTAAAAGAAAATCGGACGAAGAAGTAGCTGAAGACAATATAAGACAAGGTGACAGAAAGTTGGTTACAGTAGAAACTAGGCATGGAGAGGGGATGCAAGATGGAAATTATGTGAGTATTAAAATGTTTGGTTCCATAGGTAGAATAGAAGAAGGTTTAACTAGAGACGAGATTCATAATAATGCAAGATCTAGAAGTCAAGGATTTCAAACGGATGAGTCACAAGAAAACGAAGAAGCGTCTTTCCCAAGCTGAGTTAGTGGAAATGTGCGAGCTTCTATCGGAAAGGTTAGAAGATCTATTAAATGCACTTGGCGTAGATTTTATAGAGTATCCAAATAGGTATTCTTTTCCATGCCCAATCCATAATGGGGACAGCCCGGAAGGATGTACGATCTTTACAGATGGAGATTCGGCTGTTGGAAACTGGCAATGTTGGACTAAGCATTGTGAAGAAGAATATAACCAAAGTATTTTTGGGTTTGTTAGAGGTGTATTATCCACTAAAGAGGGAAGAGATCTCAGTATGAATCAGGTTTTTGATTACTGTCTTTCTTTTCTTGGTAAAAGTGAGATAGAACATAAGCCATTTAAATCAGCAAATAAACAGGCGAAGCTAATAGATGTTTTTCAAAAGGCTTATCGCGCACCAGAAAAAACTATGTCTAGACAAGACATTAGAAATAAGCTAATTATTCCTTCTCAATATTATTTAGATCGTGGTTATAAAGCTGAAACATTAGACACATTCGACGTTGGCGACTGTAGAGAGACTGGCAAGCCAATGAACGGTCGAGCCGTCGTACCTATTTATGATATCGGTAGCAATTTTATTGGATGTGTTGGGAGGGCGACAAGCGATAACTTTTCTCCTAAATGGCTTCACAGCAAAGGCTTTAAAAAGAACTCATTATATGGTATCAACATAGCAAAAAACCATATGTCGGATTTATTTAAGTATCCCACATTGTTTGTATTAGAAGGTCAAGGCGATGTGTGGAGAATGTATGAAGCTGGATACAAAAACGCTGTAAGCATATTTGGCGCATCTTTAAGTGATGACCAATTAGTTATCTTGGAAGAGGTTGGAGTGATGAATCTTATAGTCATGACAGACTATGATGATGCTGGCAATAGGGCGGCAGATCAAATCATGAAGATGTGCGGAAGAAGGTTTAATTATATTAGACCACAAATATCTGCCAAAGATCCGGGAGAGCTGTCAATAGAAGAACTAAAAAACGAACTAGATCCACAATTAGAAAAGGTTAAAAAATGACAAAGATTTTAGCTATCGCCGGAAGAAAGCAGGCGGGCAAAAGTACATTGTGCAACTTTCTTCATGGGTATCAATTAAGATGCTTTAGCGTTATTAAAGATTTTGCGCTAACGGAAGAAGGAGATCTATACGTTGATATAGGGGATGGAAAGTTCACAGAACTGGATATTTCTAGAAAAGATGTAGAATTTATACAATGGGCTAATTATCATATGTATCCATTTGTGAAAAAATATTCATTTGCCTCTGAATTAAAAGATATGTGTATTAATCTTTTTAATATACCTTACGAATGTGTCTATGGAACAGAAGAACAAAAAAACACAAAAATTAAACATTTGAAATGGCAAAACTTACCTGATTCAAAAAGAAAGGGTGTAATGACTGCCCGCGAATTTATGCAATATCTTGGAACAGATATAATGCGTAAAATATATGAGCCGGTATGGTCTGAATCATGTGTAAAAAAAATACAAAAAGAGCAGCCGTTGCTAGCGGTTATAGATGATCTTAGATTTGCAAACGAGCTTGAACAGGTTCATAAAGTTGAAGGCAAGGTTGTTGGGCTAACAAGAAATATTTTACAAGACTCCCACTCAAGCGAAAATTTAGATGGAGTATTGGAAAATGCGGACTCTGTTATAGATAATTCTAACATGAGCATAAATGATGTAAACAAAGAAATTGTTTCTATTTTAAATGACTTGGGTTGGTTGGGAGATGAAATCGTAACAGAGAAGAAGTCAAAATTACATGAAATAAAGGGTTAATATGATAGTAACATATATAAGATCTTCCAGCTATGGCAATTATGAATTTTGTCAGATGCAGTACTTTATGACTTATGTTCTTGGACACAGATCTGATTCAGGAAAAAAAGCTCAACAGGGAACTGCTTGTCATAAAGTTATGGAGTGTCTGGCTGCCTGCAAAAAAGAATTGCAAGAAAAACCAGATGATAAGAAATTAGAAATTGTTGATGACGCTATAGGCAAGGTTGAGTTCACGCCCAAAAAGCTATACACTAAAAAGTTTGTTAAGGATTTACTCGACCGAAGTTTTGAATATTACACTTCTATGGATAATCATAAATATTATCCTGCTGATTTTAGATTTTGTCAAGATCAAGTCGAAACAGCAATTACTTTTAACGATGGTCAGTTTGATCCAAGAAATAGGATTATCGTAGACACCGAGCCGACATTTGACATACCAATCGAAGAAGACTGGGCAAAGTATGAATATGAGATGCCTAATGGTGAAGTCGTTAATGGTAGACTGGCGATCAAAGGAACCATCGACTTGGTTACAAGCGTGGCAGACAATATTATAGAAGTTATTGACTGGAAAACAGGACAAAGAAAAAATTGGGCAACAGGCGAAGTAAAAGACTATAACAAATTACAAAAAGACCCTCAACTACTTTTATATAATTATGCAATATCAAAACTTTATCCAAACTACGAACAGGCTATCATGTCAATATTTTTCACTAGAGATGGTGGACCTTTTAGCATGTGCTTTGATTCTGCTGATCAAGAATCTTTCTTGGAGATGTTAAGAAAAAGGTTTGAGGAGATCAAGGCAAATATAAAACCCAA